TTAAATCCGTCTTGGGTGGCAAGCCCATCATGGTCAATTCCGCTTTCAGATGCAAACAAGTCAATGATGCTGTGGGCAGTAAAGATAGTTCTCAGCATCGCATCGGCTGTGCTGCTGACATTCGTGTACCCGCTATGACCCCTGATGAGGTCGTCAAAGCCATTATTGCTTCTGACTCAGGGTATGACCAGGTGATACGTGAGTTTGACCGCTGGACACACATCAGCGTGCCTAATACACCCGAAGCCAAGCCTCGCCGCCAAGCACTGATCATCGATAAAGCTGGAACACGACCATTTGCCTGATTGCTTTCCAGATGGGAAAATAACGAGAAAGTGAAGGACTGATATGGCGACCACACCCTCATGGGTCATGACCTACGATAGCTTGAATTCCACAGTACTTCAGTACCTGGAGCGGAAAGACCCTGCTGTCGTTGCATTCATACCCACCGCCATCAGTTTGGCTGAGTTTGAAATTGCCCAAGAAATCAAAACACTTGGGCAATTAGAGGTCGTTGACTCCATCATCCCCGCCAACAGTCCCGTCATCCAAAAGCCTGCACGCTGGAGGAAGACCGTTTCCATGACGATCGTTGACTCTCTTGGGAACAAACAGCCTCTTCTCCTTCGCAAGCTGGAATATTTAAATAACTACTGGCCGGAAGTCAACACAACAAGTACACCCCTGTACTACGCTGACTACGACTACGATCACTGGTTTATCGCTCCAACCCCAGATCAATCGTATTCTTTTGAGGCGCTGTGCTATACACGCCTTCAGCCGCTGGACTCGAACAATCAGACCAACTGGCTCACTCAGAATGCTCCCAATGCGATGCTCTTTGGAACACTGAAACAGACAGCGCCGTTCTTAAAGAACGATGCTCGATTGGCTTTATGGAGTCAGATGTTTACTGAGGCGCTTACAGCCCTTAAATCGGAAGACGTATCCCGCGTGGGTGATCGCTCTGCGGTTGCCGTTGATAGCTAAGGCAAACCATGACCACATATATCTCGCCTTTTACGGGGCAAACCATTTCACCTAGTCAAGTCTCGTATGAGGCTTTGACGATTAGCTCAAACACGCAACTGTCTTGGCCGATCAACGGTAACAACACAGTCGTTTCAGCCAACATCATTGACGTCACCGCAACGATTGGTAGCGTCTCTTGCACTGGATCGATCTCAGGCACCGTGTTAACTGTCACTGCGGTATCGTCTGGAACCTTGGCGGTTGGTCAGACAATCACCGGAACCAACATTGCTTCAGGGACAACGATCACTGCCCTCATCTCTGGCTCGGGTTCTACCGGAACTTACAGGGTGAACATCTCCCAGACGATCAGTTCCGAGACGATTGTTGCAACGGCTTTGTTGCTTGAGTTGCCTCCAGCCACTCAAGTGTCTACGGGTCAAGCGATTATTGTTCGCAACATCGGAACGTACGCCTTCACGGTTGCCGACAATTCAGGAAATACGATTGCATCTGTTGCGGCTGGGATTGCTTACTACATTTGGCTGACTGACAACACGACCGTTAACGGTGTGTGGACAGAAGTTCAATTGGGCGCAGGAACATCCTCAGCAAACGCATCCACGCTGGCTGGATATGGCTTAGAGGCAATTGGTTCCACCCTGAACACCATCACGCCTTTAGTCAACTATTACACCAACGCAACTTTAAGCTCTACGGCTCAATCTCAGTTGTCGGTTTGGCAGGGCGGAGCAGGGTCAATCACTCTTCCGGTTTCAACTATTGTTGGGATGAATTGGTTCACCATCATCAAGAACAACGGCACTGGAGTGTTGACGGTTCAGACTCAGGGAACAGACTACATTGATGGAGTCAACACATCTGTCCAGCTTCAGCTTGGCGAGTCTTTTACTCTGGTATCCAATGGATCATCTGGGTACAGTTCTTGGGGATACGGTCAAAGCGCCATCTTCTCGTTCACTCAGGCTCAAATATCGGTCACTGGGGCGGGAAGCACGATTACGCTTACCTCTTCTCAGGCTTCATACGTTCTACAACAGTACACGGGTGTTTTAAGCGTCAACACAACGGTTATATTGCCCCCAACGGTGCAGTTCTACGTTGTTACGAACAGCACATCTGGATCGTACACATTGAAGTTCTCCACCGGAATTTCTGGGGGAGCAACGGTAACGATACCCACCGGGGCGACTGTTGCAATGGTGTGCGACGGAACGAACGTGTTTGCCGTGTCTACGGTCTCAAACAACGTCACATCCTTGACCTTGAGTGTTGGATCATCAACAAACCCATCACTGAACTTTGTGGGCAACCTAAACACGGGTTTATATCTTCCCAACTCCAACCAAGTGGGTATTGCAATTAACGGTGTTGAAGAGGCTTACTTTAGTGCGGCTGGCTTGACCGTGATTGGCGGTATTGGCGGGGGCGCATTTTGACAGCCAAGGTCATATCCCTAACGGTGCCCCCTGGCATACAGCGGGATGGGACTTTATTCGCCGCTCCATCTTATGTGGATGGTCAGTGGGTGAGGTTTCAGCGAGGGTTGCCAAGAAAGATTGGCGGCTATACTGGGGCGTTTCTGAATGCTTCTGGCGTTTCCAGAGGCATAACCATGAGCGCCACAAATGGTCTGAACTACATCATCTCAGGCTACAGCGCAGGCATTCAGCAGTGGGTGACCAACAACGTTACCGCCATCGGTACAGGACCAACCACTTACTCACTGGGCTCGTCGTTCACTCCAAATGCCAACAACTTGTGGCAGTTTGACATTGGATGGGACTCTACCGGCGGCGGAGTCCTTAAGTTAATCGCTCACCCAGGTCAGAACCTGAACTTCATCTCAAATACGATCAACACTCGACCCTTATTTGGGACGTTTGGAAGCACAACCTTAGCCCCTGTAGGGGTCTTTACGGCTGTCGGAACAACCACAAACACGTCAACAAGCGTAACGTTCGCAACCACCATTGCGGCGATTGGACCTGGATTATCTGTCACTGGAACGGGAATTCCCGCCAACACCACAGTGGTGTCTGCCAACTTAGTTTCTGGCGTGTGGACTGCAGTATTGAGCAATCCCGCCACGGCATCCGGTACAGTCACCCTAACATTCGACAACAACATCAGCGTATCTGGCGGTGTTGTGATGTTATTTCCGTATTTGTTTGTGTATGGGAATAACGGTCTGATTCAGAACTGCGCCGCAGGTGACTTCAACAATTGGACGTCTGCCGACTCCAACGCCAACAACGTAGCCTCTACAAAGATCGTGAAGGGGCTTCCAGTGCGTGGTGGTACTACCTCACCATCTGGTCTGTTTTGGTCGCTAGATTCAGTGATTAGGGTGTCCTATGCGCCTCAAAACGTAGGCACATCGACTTTGTACTGGCGTTATGACCTTTTGACACAGCAAAGCTCGATCTTGTCGTCCAGTTCCGTTATTGAGTACGATGGCATTTTCTACTGGGCTGGCGTTGACCGCTTCTTGATGTATAACGGAGCCATTCAAGAGATTGCCAATACTCAAAACCTGAACTGGTTCTTTGACAACCTGAACTACTCACAGCGTCAAAAAGTCTGGTGCACGAAAGTCCCTCGCTGGGGTGAAATCTGGTGGTTCTATCCCCGCGGAGATGCCACGGAGTGCACGGATGCAGTGATATACAACGTGCGTGAGAAGACTTGGTACGACGCAGGATCGGCTCCTGGTGCTAATCGCTCTGCAGGCATATTCACTGAAGTGTTCCCCAAACCTATTTGGAGCAGTAACGAGACAAACACGATCGTAGAGTTCCAAGGCTCCGTAAGCGGTACGACCTTAACGGTCACTACCATGGAATTTGGGACGATCTTAGTCGGTCAAATTCTGCAAGGTCTTGGTGTTCCCGATCAAATGGTGATCACCGCTCAGTTAACCTCTACGGCTCCCGGAGGGGCTCTTGGCGGAACTGGAACATATACGGTGTACAACCCAACTGGTGTAGCCGTTGGAGCAACCATCCTTTCCGCAACAGGAACCACTATCTGGCAACACGAGACCGGGATGAACTCGGTGTATTTGACGAATGTGGATGCGATCTACTCTGCAATTGAGACGCCTATTTTAGGAAGCCTTGCGGGTCTTGTCGGGTCTACTCAGCAACCCGGGGACAACAACTGGACACGCTGTGAGCGCATCGAACCTGACTTTGTTCAAAACGGCACAATGGACGTCATCGTAACAGGTAAGGGATACGCAGACGACACGGATGAGCCGTCCGATCCCTATGCGTTTGACCCCACAACGCTCAAGATCGACATGCGTGAGCAACGCCGTGAGATGAGATTGCGGTTTGAATCGAACACGTTTAATGGCGACTACCAAATGGGTAAGATTGTGCTGAGCCTCGACGTGGGCGATGTGCGCGGGACGGGGAATCCATAATGGTCACGTATGACCCGAGAGGGATGGACTGGAATCAGTACTGCAAGCTGATGGAGGAGCTTTTCGCCCCCCAACAACTAGGTCATGTCCCAGAAGATCAGTGGCGCACTTGGGTAGATGCCATCACAGGAATTGGATATTTCACTCAGTCAGGTGTTCCTGATGCTCGTGGCTTTGAAACGTGGCAAGATTGGGCATTCCAAATGTTGGGCATCATGTCCATTGGTGCTTAAGGAATAAAAAATGCCAGGACACGCTAATGAACAGTTAATGTCACAAGTAAATGATGTTGAACATCCGGGAGGTAGCAATTCGTCTCTTCCTGCAGATTTGTGGCAACAATTAAATTCCGCTGCTCAAGCAAATGGCGGTCAACCTCTAAGTTTTGCAGGCTATATTTTTAAGCCAACGTTAGACTCTTCTGGAGGCGTTTCATCTTGGACAACATACTATCCATCATTTCCTGGAACAAGCACAACGCATGATGTGAATGGAAATGAAACGGGCTATCAAGGTCAAACAACAGGTGGTTTAGGCTCTTGGCTGGCTTCTGTTGCTCCATTAGCATTGTCTGCATTTGCTCCTGGTCTCGGCACAACAATAGGCTCTGCACTAGGTGCTGGAGCCGCAGTGGCTCCCATTGTTGGTGGTGCGGCGCTGGGCGCCGGAACTGCAGCATTGACAGGCGGTAACGCACTTACGGGCGCTGTCTTGGGCGGCTTAGGTGGAGCTGGTAATACGCAAATTGGCGATACCGGAGTTACTGTTGGTCAAGTTAATACAGCCACAAACGTAGCCAAAAATTTAGAAAGTGGAAATCTTCTTGGCGCCGCCACAGGGGTATCAAACTTAGCCGGCACTGGAAACACTCAAATTGGTGACACTGGAATAAGCGTCAATGATGCCCTCAATGCGGCAAAAGTTGCTCAAGCTGCGTCCAGTGGAAATATTGTCGGGGCTCTTTCTTCTGCCACAAAATTGGCAAGTTCAGGCTCGTCCCCACTAAATGCCGCACCAATTGATCAAAATACGTCACCAACATTGAATACGGGGACGTCTACTGATGTACCGGTTCCAGGAACTGGGGGGTTACCTGCTGATGCCTCATCAACAGCAGCCACCGATACAGGAGCATTGACTACAGTTGCAAACAATGCTGGTACAGAAACAAACGCTGGTGCCAATACGTCAACTGCGGCCACTGACACTGGTGCATTGAACACGGTTGCGAACAACACTGATACGGTAGCCGGAGGACTTGCTGGTGCCGTCGCTGGGGGAGCCAATACTGCAGGTCAAGCCGCAACAGATACTGGCACTGGTGCTTTAACTGCCGCCACAAGCAGCAGTGACGCCAGCTACAACGCACTGAGCGATGCGGACAAACAATTTGTCGATCTTGCAGTTGCCACCGGTGCAAACCGTGATGAGGCAATTGCACATGCACAGGCCAACCCAACGGCATCTTCTGGTGCCGGAACTCAAGTGGCATCATCGGGCACTGGAATACCAAGTGGTGCAGTGCTGAATGGCGCATCAAGCCCGGTGTTCCCTCCAGATCGTGGTGCTGTTTGGAATCCAGACCGTGGCGTCTGGGTTGACCCAACAAACAACGGTTACTGGACAATGGGAATCTCGGGAGAGTACGACTTCCATTCAGTCAATGCAGCCTCGACTGCTCCGACGTCCGAGACTGCAACTGGCCTTGGCGGCGGAACCGACTCCTCATCGATTGGGACTGGTGCAACTGGCACTTCGGGCACGACTGCTGACAACACAAATACATCGACAGATCAAACTGCAGGAAACTTGACGACGAGCGGGTTGGACACATTGTCTTCAACCGTGGCATCTAATCAAGCGACTAATCAGTCCGCAATTGATGCCGCATCTAAGTCCATATCAGACGTATCCACCAATCTTGGCAATCAAATTAGTGGTGTTCAATCAAGCCTGCAGTCTCAACTTGGGGACGCCACCAGTTCGTTGAATCAGCGGATTGACCAATTGGTGACTAGCGGGATGAACGCTCAGGATGCGACGAATCAGGCTATATCCGAGTTGTCATCCGGTCAGCAGGCATCCCAACAACAGATTTCAAATGTCCAAAGTGGGCTAGATGTTCTCGGAAAGAATGTTGCATCTGATCAAGCGCAGACGCAGTCTCAATTGGCTGGTATGTCAGCCCAAGAGCAGTCTGACGTTGCAAATCTGACGCAACAAGGCGTTTCTTTGCAGGATGCCATCAATAAGGTGTCTGAACAGTCTTCGACTCAGAATGCGGCTGTCGAGGGTCAAATTAGTGATCTGAGCAAAAACCTAACATCGGGCTTGAGTGCAAATTCTCAGCAAATCAATGACGTGCAGTCCAACCTTGAGTCTCAATTGAATGATCAAGGCAAGAGTCTGATGGATGCTTTACGCGCCCAAGGCGAAGACTACAACACCGCACTGAATACGGCTATAGATCAGCAGAACAAGAACTTCGCTGATTACCAAGCTCAGACAACCGGAGAGATTTCTGGCGTTCAAAGTGGGCTTGATGTCCTAGGTAAGGACGTTGCGGCAAATCAAGCCTCAACCAATCAAAGCATTGCTGACGTCAATACAGCGGTATCAAATCTTGACACCAAGACTCAAGAGGAATACAACTCTTTGACGGATGCGCAAAAGGCAGAAGCCGCACAAGAAGCGCAAAACACTGGTGACTTACAGAAAGCAATCTCTGACACCGCCGCCAATGCCGCCGCCGCTACTGCCGCTTTAGCCGCATCTACCGCCGATCAAAACAAGAGCCTGTCCAACCAGCTTTCAAACATGCAAGCGGCGCAGAACCTTGCAAACCAAAAGCCTTTGGACTCTTCTGCCCAACTCCTGACCTCCACAGATACAGGGAGCAAGGGCTTCAAGCTGGCTCAGTTACACCAACTCTTTAATTCCTTGACCCCAGAGATGAAGTCTGTACTGTCGGAAAAGGGAATAACACCGCCTGCAGAGGAGCCTATGCCAGAAACTCAAGCCGCAACTGGAGGGCTGATCAGCGATGAGACTCAGAAAGTTCTAGACAGTCTGAACCCTAAATTCATTTCCGCCCCCACTCATTTGACGTCTTCAATGCCCCAACAGCAGGAATCCCGCCTTGGGGCTCTCAGGCACATTCCTCAAGGCGTTTTAAAGGGGTCTACGCTGTCTAATCGGATGTCCCATGGGGGGTTGCCTCATAAATACGCTGAGGCGGCTCCAGAGGGTCATAATCCCGAGTTCATCACTGGACTGACTGGCTACTACGCTCAAGGAGGCGGCACGGGTCAGTCTGACGACATTCCTGCCATGCTTCACGACGGGGACTACGTGATGGACGCCGATACGGTGGCGGCTTTGGGAGACGGATCAAGCAAAGCAGGCGCCGAAGTGC